ATATTAATAACAGAAATAATACTATCAGGAACTACTATAAATCCATTACCTTCTTGCCATGTTGTAGTGACTGAATTTTTTGTGGCGATTTCACTAGTATTGGCGTTTATTCTATCGTAATCTGCTTGTGTGTATTGATACTTTAGATATGTTCTTCGTATACCATCATAATGATATTGTTGATAAAACTGTAATGCTTCATCAATTCTATCTTCTAATTGGTCGTCATCAGCATTAATCTCTATGACAGGCTTGCCTAAAGCTCGTAAAGCGTATTGTTTTAAATTTTCTCTTGTTGCTGGCTCAGCCATGGTAATCTCCTAATTACTACTATTTATACTACTAAAAAGGTATTGAAGTATTATCCTAGAGCTATTGCTTGCGCTATAGCAAAAGGCTGAGTTGCCACTGTTGTACCACCTACTGAAAGAGCTGTACTATCTAAACTTGTTATTCCTGTAATAGTAGAACCAGAAAAAGTTATAGCACTTGTAGGTATTGCTGATAAAGTATTTGTACCACCACTTATAGATTTATTAGTTAATGTTTCAGCTGTAGCTTTTATACCTGCACTAATTTGAGCTAATGTTGCTCTACCCTCTGTGCCACCATCTGAAACTAGAAATAGATCAGTGTCCACAAGTGTTCTACCTGTTAAATCTGTCGCTCCATCAATATTAACGATTGCTTCAACTGCGCCAAATTCTAGTGCACTAGCACCACTATTTACTTTTAATACTTGTCCTGCTGAACCGATAGCCAAAGAAGCACCTATACCACCATGTGTTAAAGGTATAAATTCGCCTGTTTGGTATTCTGCTAGACCAGTGGCATTACCACCGTCATCAAATACGGTTCTTATTGGTACTTTTGAACTCATTTTATTCTCCTATTAATCTATTTATATGTATTCTTTATTAGAAACTAAACAATTCAAATTTTGATTGTTGAGTTCCGTTTGCCTTTGTAAAATCGGTAAATACTGATGCATTTGAAGACCCTGCTGCCATTGTAAATGTGGCTGCTGCAGTCACTAAACCTCCCGCTTGTGTGAATAGTTTTACATCTTTTGTAGCTATACCCACAGCGTTTGATTCCGCAATAGAATGAGTACCTACTGTTGAACCAGCAGGTAAAGACACTCCACTTGAAGAAATCAATATCTGTCCTGTTCCATCACCACTAATTGTTGCTCCAGCCAAGTCAATCGTATTACCTGACAAGTAAATATCACGCCATCTTCTGTTGGGTGATCCTAAATCATAAGTCAATGTTGTTAATGGTTCTAAATTTGAAATAAATCTTGCTGTGACACTGATTGTATCTTCTGTTGAATCTCCAGTATTAACACCAATAACTGTGTCACCTTTTAATGTAGTATCAGTATCTACTTCTAATGTACTTCCTTCTATATAAACATTTTTAAAATATGCATTATTAAATGCTTTTACAGTTGAACCTAAATCTCTAGTGCCATCAGCGTCTGGTATAATATTTTGATCTACTGCTGTTAGGTCACTAGCAACTTCACCAAAGTCATATTGTTTTGTTGATGCATTGTATTTTAAAGCATAACCATCTGCTTGAGCTGAAATATCCACATCGTCCATGTTAGATATTTTTGTACTACCACCACCACCTATAGATTGTAATTGTAAAGTTGTTAATTGTTTAAATCTACTAAATTCTGATGTTAGTTTTTCTAAACTAGTATCGCCTGATTCAATATCTTCTTTAATTGATTGTGCATGGTCAGTTAATCGTTTTATAATATCGTCTTTGTTTGAAATATCTAAACTACTACCATCAACAATTCTATCTTGTTGTAAACTTCTTATAGGTGTTGTTTTGTTATTGATAACTTGTCTAACATTGTTTATTAAATCTTCAGATACTAGACCTGTTGTAGATTTTGTTTCAATAAATTTACTAAAGTCGTTCTCAGTAATATTAGTTTTATTAATTTCTTCTTTTTGATATGTGTTAACAGCACTTGTTAAGTCTTTTAGTGTGTCTAATAATTTGTCTTCATTAGTAGTAGTTTTAGTTTTATCTTTAACAACATTATCAAACTTAGGTAGATTAAATAGTGCTTTAAGTTTTTCTTGTTTTTGTTGTTCTGATAGTATTGCTACTTCTAATGACTTTTTTTCTTTTTGTAATTCTCGTAATTGATTATCTTGTTGAAGTTTTACTTCTTCTTGTAATCTATTTTTTTCTTCAATTAACTCTAATATCTCATTATCTTTTTCTTCAGATTTTATAGCTTTTAAAGCATCTTTGTCGTCTGCTAGTTGCTTAAAAAACTTTTCTAAATCTTTTGACATTAATTGTTCTCTCTCGTTATTATTATATAGCTATTTAGTCACGGACGGACTTACTGTGATAACTCCCTCATAAACTCTAGTAATTGTGCTATCAGCAGTTTTTAATATTTCAACATCATAAACATATCTAGCAGGTGCGTCTAATGCATTAGTTTGATCTGCATTCAAAGTCAAAGTAATCTTACCGGTTGTCGCATCAGCATTAATTGTTGTTGTTAAATTTATTCTTGTTCTTGTTGACGCATAACCTAAAGCCATCTTTGCCTCAGCAGAATAGCCAGTCAAGTCAAAAGCAGTTCCATCACTGTTTTCTACCGTCAATTCTTTTGAGAAGCTTGCGCCCTGATCAATTGTTAGATTCGTTGTTGATGCCATATGTTATATTTATTAGTATATTTAGTCTTCGTCTGGTCCTTTTTTAATAAAAGTGACATAACCTGTTATTATATATCTATCTTTATTATCGGGACATATTTGGCCTTTATGAGTATGGGTATAATAAGATGGAAAAAATGTCACTCTACCCGCTTTAGATTGTATTACTTCGTTATTAAAAAACTCAGTACCACAATTATGGTTTGAGAGATATATTTGAACATTTAATACTCTATCGGGTTTAGATAGACAATGTTCTGAATGCCAATCGGTGTATCCCTTACCTGGTTCAAAATGTTTAAATCTTAAACTAGTTAAATCCCATATTGAAGCAGTTTTATCAATTTCAGGGTATTTGGTTTTATATTCTTGTATTAGTGTTTTTATTCTATCAAATAGAAAATGTGAATTAGGGAAATCATAACATTTGTAATTCAAGTAATTAAAATCACCCTCTATTGTTTTGTTTTTACAAAAATTTATTATATCTTTACACTCTATTTCAGAAAAAATATTATCTTTAGTTAGAACAAAATTATTCATATTAAAGGGTTAACTTGTATTCGTCTTTTCCAAATTGTCCTTTTACAAAAGCATTAAACGCTAACGAATATCTAGTATCATTACTAAAATTTTCATCTACTGAGTGAGATAAAGTAGAAGGAAATAATAATACATCACCTTTGTTTACTTCAAAAGATACACTTTCAGCATTCACAAAATTATCATCAATATAATCAAACCTTAAAGATTCATCAAATAGATTTTTATTAAAAAACTTATGAAATTTTATACTTCCAGATTTTTCAGGTGTTTGTAGATAATATACTCCACTAACTAAACTATTAGCATGATGATGCATTTGCGCCCAATCACCTGGTTCATGTTTTACTAGCCAAGATGAAGTTAAGTAAAATTCAATATTCCAATGTACCCTTAACCAATCTCTAACATAAATGTTTATATGATCTATTATGTCACTTTTAATTTCTGTTGTATCTAATATTTTTCTATTTTTAGAAATCCAACCATTACCTGTTTTCATTCTTTCATATTCTACATTTTTACACCAATTAATATATTCATCTGATACTTCTATTTTTGATTGATAAACAGGTACAGGAAACAACTCAAATTTTTTATAATCCATTATAGTATTCATCTTATTTCTGGATTGGCAAAGTAAAAATGTGTAATTGTGTATTTACCATTTCTCATATCAGATGGTTGATTAAATTTTAATTGATTAGATTTGTGTAAAAACATAGATGGAAATAAAATTGCTCTATTATGTTTTAAAGTGATTTTTGTATTTGATTCAGGAAACTCTAAATCTCCACCTTCAAATTTTTTAGGTTCTCTAAAAAACCATATTAGATTGGTCCAATGATAAGAGTCAAAATGAGTATCATAATGGTCATTGTTTTCATAATAAGAAACAAAAGAGGTTATGCCTGTTGATGAAAAAAATGATCTAGCATAATGACCACACTCATTTATTTTATGATGTAATTCTAATGTTTTTTGTTTATAGGTACAATTTAAAATGTTAGATTGTTCTCTACCATTTTCAGAATAAATATTATCTAAATAAAACCTATGATGTTTTCCTTTTGAATTTCCAGTATTATCTTTAGCAACAACTCCACCTTCTGCTCTTTCTATTGGATTAGTTGAATAATAATCTAACTCACTCCATATACCTTTTTCTTCTTCTGGAGTATACCAATTATCTACTAATACAAAAGGAAACATTGGATTATCTTTAATGGTTTTAATAGTCCAAGATTGAGGTATATCTTTACGATTTTCAAAATCAATTTTATTCATTAATATACTATTTGATTTTTATTAGGTGTACTTTCGTTCCCTTGTGACTTTAATGTTGTTTCATCTTTAGGTAATCCTAATGTGGTTCTTCCATCATATAAAATATTATTTTTACCATTTTTTTCATTATAATGTAAAAACACTTGTGCATGATTATTACTCATAAGTGGCTCTCGCCAATGTTCTATTTCACAACCTTTGTATATAATCATATCTCCTGGATTTAACTTAATAGGTAATCCCTCTGTACCCATTTCTCCTGTACTTGGTCCTACAAACATAGGCCAACTCCAATTAGGATATTTTTTATCATCTATATTTGAATTATCATATCCTAAACAAAGAGTAGTTGATATTTCACAACTTGGTCTATCTTTATGTCTTGTCAACTCTGTACCTCTAGTATAAAGTCTATGGTATGAATATGTTGGTATTAATTCCAGTCCTGTAAGGTTTTCCATATTTTTTGTTAATATATTTAATAACGCATCAAAAATAGGATCACCATATCTACTAAAATCTCCTGGAGCTTGTTTGTCAGTAAATGAACCCCACAAGTCTGTATTATAGTTTCCAAATCCTAAGTAATTATCTAAATGTGTTAACCTTACTGCACTTAGTTGTATATGATGATACAATAGTTTAGCAACTTCAGGGTTTATCACATTTTCTATTTTTGCCCAACTGTTTTCTTTAAAAAATTTTGCTGGACTTATAGAACTTTTTTCATCTTCTATTGTCATTTTATTTCCTTTTTCTTTAAACCAAGGTTTTTCCCTATGTATAGCAGTATTCATTCTTAAAGCCATCCATATAGATTCTAATAATAACTCTTTTACCTCAGTATCATCTACCATTAAGTAAGCAGATGCTAATAACGAACATATACTCCTATCACTATATATTCTTTCTGGACCAATTACTTGTTTAATATGATCTATAGCTATCTTTCTAAACTCTGGTTTACTTATAAAAGATTTTTTTTCTTTTAATTTTTTTAAATCCGCTATTATATCAACTCTATTCATATTATCTAAAAGGTTTTCCACATATCCACAATACCAAAGAATATCTTGTTCCTTTTGTGACTGGAGTGACTTGATGATATGTATATGAAGGAAAAAATATAATAGAGCCTTGTGGTCTTATTTCTTCGCATTCATAAAATCTTTTTCCACTTCCTACATGAGGACCGTAATCAAATTTTAAATTACCACCCTCATAATCTCCTGGTACATTGAGATTAATAGTCATAGATATTTTTCTAACTTTACCTACAAGATTGGGGTTTTTAGTATAGATACTATCATAATCACCTTTTTTATCAATTGGAGTGACACCAGGAATTAATCTTTTATATGTTTTAAAATGACAACCTCCGCCATCTGAATGCCAACCATAAAATTGATTCAATCCATACTTTGTAAACTGGAAGTCTTCTCCAAAATCTAAATCATATCTCCAACCAGCCTTTTCATTTGCTTCTGTAAGAAATGGCCATATTAAATCATATACCCACTGATCATTAAACCAAGCAGTTTCACTATCTCTCACATAAGTTTTTTCTTCAACTGTACCATCAAAAACTTTTAACTCTTTAGATATATCTTCGTGTGTTTTATCTCCTAATGGTTTTACAAGGGTACCCTTTTCTTCAAAAGCTTGTTTGTGATTTTTACCAAAGGTGACAGCTGCTGTACTTTTACCTTCAGTTTTAGTTTTTTCTAATAATGATTCACCATAATCAATAATTTTTTTACATTGTTCTGGTGTTAAAGCTGATTTAAAGAAATAGTAAGAATTGAAATTCTGCATAATTAATATAGTATCAATTATAGTTTTAAAAACTATTTTTTGTTTGTAATAAACTTATTATAATTTTCAATAATACTTTTAATTATAGCTTCACCGTGTTCAAAATCTACTGTATAAGCTCCCAAAGGAACTTTTGTTTGACCTTCTGGTTTTGATGCAATTCTCCAACCTTGTACTTGAGGTGTAAAACCTTGTATATCTTTAGTACATTGATGCCATACATTAGTTTCCATATCCAATACAGGAATATCTGTTATCTTATATTTTGCTTTGATTTCTTGTGCAATCATACCTGCGGGTATGTTGGATCTTTTTTCTAAATCTGAAATTATTTCTTTTACTACTCTTAATAAATCTTCGTTATTTAATAGGTCCTGATTAAAAACCTTTTCTACTTTGTCTTCACTTGTCATTGTTATCACTCCTTAATAGTTAATACTAAAGTATTTATATGATACAAAAAGGGCGCCATAAAGACGCCCTTTTTTAATTTGATTATGTTTTGACGATTACGATACCTGAACCACCACTTGATCTTGGACCAAATTCTGGACCAGATGATTGAGTACCACCTCTACCACCGCCGCCTCTATTGGCTAAACCGTCTTTAGGGTTTGGAACTGTAGGAGCAGGATTTGGTCCTCCGCCTCCATCTCCACCTACACCAGATACTCCGCCACCGCCACCAGCGTATATGACTGAAGTTGTACCGTCTGCGATTGTATAAGCTCTTCCGTCACCACCTTTACCACTAGTTCCATTACCACCTGGTTGTTGAGCGCCACCGCCCCCACCACCTTGTGAGCCACCAGGCTGTCCGAAGCCATATGCTCCTGAATTACCTGGTTGACTTGGTTGTTGACCAGTACCTGCAGGACCTCCAGAATCTCTTCCTCGGCCTCCGCCACCACCAGAACCACCTGGTGTTCCTGGTTGGTATCCGATAATGTAGAAACCTACTTTACCGTTTCCGCCACCATCAGCAGTTAATGTTCCAAATACTGAATCTTGTCCAGAACTACCGTTTGGTCCACCTTGACCGACAGTCACTGCAACTGTTCCACCTGGTGTCACAGGGAATCCTGGCATAAATATTAATCCACCAGCACCACCACCACCATTATTTCCTTGGTGATCGGGGTTATTAATTTGTGGACCAGTTAAACCATTTGATCCTCCACCACCAGCGACTACTAATACATCTACTGCTGTTAATCCAGAAGGTACACTAAATGTACCATCAGATGTAAATGATGTATAAGATGGGCCGTTAGCTGTTATTGAAAATGCTCTTGTTGATTCATTTGATGCAGCATCAAATGCTCTAATTACAAAGTTATAAGTTGTATCACTTGTTGGCGTGGGTGATATTGTTCCACCAACTGTACATCTTCCCGAATCAACATTTGTAATTGACATTCCTGGAGGGAATGAACCAGATTTTAATTCAAACCCTGGATCACTTCCAGATTCTGGATCAAAAGCTTCAATTATAAAATCTCCACCGCCTCTAGTAGAACCTAAAGAACCAGATGCAGTCACAAAAGTTGGAGCGCCATCTACATTAACTTGGTTTGCTAATATTACGGTTAATCCTGTTCCATTAGTGACACTAATATCATAAGGTTCGTTTGCGTTTAAAAAGTTTGATCTAGCACATACAGCTGTCAATTGTGTAAGAGAGTCAATTGTGACACTACTAAATGCAACATTTGCTCCACCATTTGTAATTAATTTTGCTGTTGTACCAGTATTAAATCCTGTACCCGTAATTGTAAAAGTGACATTACCTGTACCATCACCTCTTGCTACAGAAGTAGGAGTAATAGCAGATACTGATGGTGGTTGAATACCAATATTTGAACTATTTGTTTTTTTGAAAGTGCTTCCTGAAGTGTCAAACACTAATACTTGGTCGTCAGTTGCAACATTTCCTTGGCTCAATGATGACTGAGCAGTCACTACTGAATTATTTAAATTTGTATTTCTAATTTTTCCTGCCATAATTCCCTCTATACTGGCATTTCTCTAATGACTAAATCGTCAGTAGATTCTGGTGCCACTACCATTGTTAATGTTGTTCCAGAAATAGAAAAGTCGTCTGACTTTGATTGAGTCACGCCATTTAAAGTGACTATCACTTTATCTTCTGTCATACCTTGAGTGATTGTAAATCCTACAGTAGACCCATCGCAAGTAGGCGCTCTTGTAATTATTTCTGTTGGTCTATCTTTACCATTAATATATCTAACCATTTTTAATCTTCCTTAAAAATTTATTATACGTCTTCTAAAACTGAACATACTACATCAATTGATGAACCTGCTGAAGCTTCAGCTCTTAAAACATCGGCATTTGAACCATCGTTTGTTAGAACTATCTTATTACCTTGCATTATCTCAACTGTTGTATTTCCTGGAACTTTTAGTCCATTTACTATGTAAGCATCGTTAGTACCATCTTCGTTATCTAAAAATAGTCCTACTGTTCTTTCAGCTGAGTTTTTATTACAAACTGAAATACCAATAACGATAGCTTCTAGCGCTGTAGAACCTGCTCCTGCTGGGACTGAATAGATCGCATCTCCTGATGCACCAGTAGATGTTCCTACATTTGGTTTTGCAAATCTTTTAAAATCATTAGCCATTTGTTGTTTCCTTTATGTTATTATTTATAAACTTAATACACCGGAATTAAAAGTAATTTCACTATATAAAAACATCTTATTCTTCCTGGTACTATTTATAATCTATTTATCCTAAAGCTATCGCTTGTGCTATAGCAAAGGGTTTTGTTGCCACCGATACACTATTAACTTGTACATCTGTGGTAAAGTTAGCAGTTCCAGAACCAGTGATATTTACGGCACTCGTTATTGAACCTGCGTTAATTGATAATGTTCCATCTGTAATTGTCGCAGATGATATACTCGTCAATCCTGTAATTGTAGAATCTAGTGAAATTGTTAGTGTTTCCGGTGATGATACAACTGCCGCTACACCAGCACTACCAACTATATTAAGAGTATCACCCCCATTAACAGTTTGTACACTTGAAGTTTCATCTCTAATAATAAAGTTATTAGTTGATCCGGCAGCCTCATTAATAGCAGATACCAAATTAGATTTTGCCGTAGTTGTAAGATTATTCAAATCCCCTGTATCTACCGCTAAACCATTAAATGTGGTTCTAAATGTATTAAGCGTATCTGTTGTTGCTACATTTTTTAAAGCCATTTTATTTCTCTAATACCTTTGTTATTAAACTTTTAATCTCTCTTAATTCTGCTTTTAAATTATTTATTTCTTTAACAGTACTTCTTATCTCATCACCTTGTTTTTCTCTTGCTCTCACTCTACTCATATAAACTTGGTATTCAGTTTTATTTGTATTAATAATACCGTTTGAGCTCGTATCTCTTATTAAACTTTCAAAACCTTGAACTTGTAATCTAGCCATTATACTGCTAAAGCAATACCTCTCATATCTCTAATTTTTGGAGGATATGATGATATTGTACCTTTCATTACTATTTTTAATTGGAAAGCTGTAAAGTCATGTATACCGCTTGCTGAATATTTGTATTCTTTATATGTACTATCATCTTCAGCAGGGGTAATTGTAATATCTTCACTACCATCTGCATTGAATGGTGTAAAATCTAAATCTTCTATATTTCTAACTTCTTCTGAACTAGTCACTCTGTAAAAAACTTCAACACTAGAACTTGATCTAACATTTGAAGTTAATCTAACATCTAAAGATGAAGATATATTTTCCAAAACAATCGGTCTTGTAATATATTTTGTACTACATGATGTTCCTGTATTTTTTGTACAAGCAACAAAGTTAGGTGTATTTGAAACTGTAGGACTATTTAATCTATTCTGAATTGTAAATGCACTAATTCTTTGTATATCTAACACAGGCGATAGTTTTGTATTTGTAGTAGTTAAATCCATATTTACTAATAATGATTTATTACCTGACATTTCATTTGTTTCGTTTATCTCACTTGCAACCATTTGAGGTGCTGTAAAGTATATATTATCATTTGCTACAACACCAACGGCATTAGCTGCTGATGTTAAACTAAATTCTGATTCAGAACCATGTACAGATTTACCTGTTGTTGGTCTTATGTTATAAGTAATATTTGTTCCAGGATTTAGCATAGTTGATATACTTAAATTTAATATATCAAATAATCTATTTTGAGTTGCCGTCACTGTAGTACCACCAACATCTCCTGAAGCAGTAGCATTTGAAGAACTTGGTGAAGTAATAACATAAGTATCTAAAGTAATATCTTTAATAGTAGTGTAAGTACCATTAATATCACTATGAGCAAGACCATTATAAGTACCACTTCCAACTCCAGCAATTGTGACATTATTACTTGTTCCATGCATACCATGATTAGGGTGATAAACTGTAATTTCTTTTGATCCACTAGTTGTTCTTAATGGATTGTTTTTAAGAGTTTTTGCTGATAAAGTATCATTTGATAATGTGACTGTACCTGTGACATTACTAAATTCTGCTCTTTTCATTTTGAATTTCATATCTTCATTTTGTTCAGCAGTCCAAGTAGAACCATTTTGAGATTTAAACATAACACCTGCGTAAGGTTGTTGTGATATTGTTCTATCTGAATCTAACATTGTTTCACCTAATCTACCTACAAACGCAGTATATTTGTTTGAGTTAGCAAGAACTACAAAACAATATTCTGTATTTTCTTGTAAATAAACAGGACTGTCAAAAGTAAATGTAGTTGCAGTTGTACTATCAGTACTGATGTTTACTGAACTTGGATTTAAAGTTTTTTCTGAAAATGGAATAATCTTTTGTCCAGGATAGCCATTTACAACTTCTCTAATTTGTACAGTCACAGGAATATTTGTGTCTTTTGAACCAAAATATAAATCTAATGAAGTTATGAATATTCCATCTGTATCATCAATCATAAATGTTTGCGCTAGGGGATCAACCCAACCAACTGTTCTTGTAGCATCTCTTGTACTTGTTCTTTGAATTGTTCTGTTTTCTACTGTACTTTGTCTTTCAATTCTAGGCTCTCTTGTAGAAATAATAGTTTCTTGTACAGTTTCTAATAAACCTTTAGCAATATATTCAGCTTCTGCTGAAGTTTCTACTTCTGAAGTTAAATTGTTTGTAGATGATGTTGTTAATCTGAAAACTCTTTGTCCACATCTCCATCTAGGATTTGAGTTGTTTGTAGGATCAGGTATGGCAAAAGTACCAGTAGCAAAACCATTTGCATCTGTAATAACAGCACCACCTAAAGAGCCACCACTTGGCGTCACATAAGCGGATACATCTATATTATCAAAGAAAGGATAAACTTTTGTATTTGGTTTCATACGAGTAGCATTAAATGTAATTGTTCTACTTCTTATGAATGGAACGAATGCTACATTGACAATTCTATCACCTATTGTATTTCTAACAACTTGAGGAACTAATGTTTGTCTTACTCCTGATCTTGTTTGAGCAACAGTTTGTTCTGTAGTAATTTCAGTTCTTCTAAAGACTCTTCTACCCGATCGTATATTACCGGAAACATCTCTACTTGAAACATCTGTTGGAGTGCCTGACCAAAAATCTTGCCAATCATTCCAAACGGTACCTATTTCTATACCTTGTAAACTAGCATTTCCTAAACCTGAAACTAAAGTATCAAATCCACCTGTTTGATTAATTACTAATTCCGGCGCTCTATTAGTTTCTTTCCACTCGTCTGTTGGTGGTGTTAACTCAATATTACCTGACCAAGTAAAAATCTCAAATGGGTTTACATTAACTGACTTACTTGCAAATGGTTGATCTATTAAAGTTGTTTCTGTGTAAGGTAAAGTGATTAAGTCACCAGTTTTTTGATAATTTGCTGCTGCTCTATCAGTGGCAACAATAGCTGTACCATCATCATCTCTTTCAATAAGTTGTACAGCATCTTCATTAAATGTTGGTCTTAATTCACCTTGTGCCATGTCCATAGATACAGCATAATCAATATTTCCCACATCACCAATATTATGACCTGTAAAATTATCCACAATAAATCCATTTTTGAATCTATCAAAGCCATTAGCGTCTTGTATCTGTAAATTTTGTGCTTGTGTTTCTAATAAAGATAACTGAGTGTAATATTCTAAAGTTGATATTCTACTTTCTAATCTACCAATATCTCTCATAGTATAACGTTTATTATCAACTGTTTTAATTGTAATATCATCTGTTGATAAAGTGTAAGCTGGAATTTCTAATGTAAATAAATGCATTGCACCATCAAGTGGTTTTGGAACTTGAGGTTCTAAAGCAGAAGCACCTTCTACTATTTTAAAAGTACCTTCTCTAGTTAAAAATATTTTGTCTATTCTAGGTAAATAATATTCGTGGTCTGTTGATACATCTGAATTAAATTTAACTACATCAACCGTAGATGAACCAGTACCATCAAAAGAACGATCTTGTCCACCAGAGTTAATTGTTGAAGCGTCATCTACTCTAGGTCTAAAATCTAAAGAATCTCTTAATTCATATTCTTCACCTGTTGTATCAGAAACATAACTTGGAATGCTTTCGTAAGCTACAACACCAGTATATGAGTCTACATCAAAGTAATCACCAGAACCATGAGAGAAGTAATCAAAATCAATTAATATCCTTCCTGTTGGAGCTAATTCACCTGATTTTAAAACTATTCTTCCTATATCATAATAGTTATCTCTTTGTCCATTATCCAAACTAAATCTATCTGTAATATCGGTATCACTAGAAGTTGCGTCTGTACTAAAGTCAGCTGCCATATAAACATTATTAATTTTGTAAATATCCGCTTTAGCTAAAGCAATACCACCTTGTTTATTTACAGCTGCAGCTGTTGAAATTTGTATTGTAGAATTTGAATTTAAAGTTTTTGTTTTTGATCCAGCAACACTTCTACTTATTGTTGCTAATATCTTAATTTTATGTCCTTGATAATTTGTACCAAAATCAAAAGTTAAAGTTTTACCTGTGGGAGAACCTCCTAATACAAAGATTGGATCTCCTTCATGGTTATTTCCAGTCAAACTTAATACATCACCAACAGCACCAGAACCACCTCCGCCTGTTGTCATTATTGAAACCGAAAAGTCTTTTTCTAATAAACCACTAAATGTTTCATTTGTACCAGCAGTTATAGTTGCGTCACCGTTTGATGATAATGTTGCTGTAAATGCTCTTCTTACATTAAAGTTAGTATCTGTTATACCTGAATTAGCTTCAGTCTTTAATGTTTTAATTGCTGAATAGGGTAATTTAAATATAGAAATATTTTTTTCACTAGATTTTAATATTGCTCTTCTTCTTGTTGCTATTGTTTTTGTAGAAGCTGCAGCAGAAACAGTTGATATAGTTAAACTAGTATTACTTACAATTGCTTCAACAATTTTGGTTTCTGTATTACCACTATCATTTGTAAATGAAATAGAATCTCCTATTTTTAATTCTGTTGTAAATTTTGTACTAATACCTACAACATTTGCTGAACCTGAACCTATGTCTAAAGTTCCTGATAAAATTTTATTATCACCACTTGTAGAATCTAGTGAAGTGTCTGATGTATATGTAGGAGAACCTGCCATACCAACTTGTTTAACACTTGGAAAATCAAATTCCGAAACTCCAGTAAAACCTACTGCGTCTGATTGTATTGCCGCAGTATTACTTGAAGTACCACCTGTAATTGTTTCGCCAGCAACAAAAGTACCATTGACACTAGATACTATAGCAACACCATGAACTACTGTTCCTGAAGTATATGCAGTAATATTTGTAGCAGTTGTTCCATCAGATTCATATAATTCAAAAGTTGTTCCAGATGGATTTCTTACTGTGAATACATCACTCGTTGTAATAGCAACCGAGTTATTTTCAGCTGTCACAGCACTAAAAGTAATTTGTTGACCTTCTTTGAAATTGTGACCACCTGAAATCGTTGCTACACCAGGAGATGCTGATGTTAATGCATTTAGTGCTTGACTTTCGGTTGTAGAAATACTTTCAAAAGTACCAGTAGCACTTGATGTACTACCTGTAATTTTTTCACCAGTGGTAAATGCTTGAGCAGTGGTAATGTTCAAATGTGTGAACATATTAATGTCAAATAGATAGTGTTTGTAAACTGCACCTGTTAAAGAACCACTTGCAAATATATTACTTGTGGCTGTACCTGATGAATATTCAAATCCTTTTGATTTTGCTCTACCTATTGTGTTTATAGAAGAATCTGCTCCTGTATTTTCTGTACCTCGGGAACTTGTTGCTTCAGAATAAAGATTAACTTTTTTAAATGCTTCTATATCACCAGTCACAAAACCTATATCAGGAGAACCATAAACATTTGTGACATTAACAAAATTTCCTAAATCAAATCTTGTATTAAAATTGTTTTGACTATCAAATTCTCTAGCTTTATTTGCCAAAACAAATGTTGTACCAATTGTTTCTATTTCATAACCTCTAACATATGCTTTACCTGGAGATAGTCCAGCAGCAAATTGTGTTTCAAGGCCACCTTGAACAGCTGTATAGATACCTCTATTATCACCAGATATTAAACTTTCTCTTAAATCTAAATCAAAATCCTTTACAGCATAATCACCTGATTCGTCAAATGTTCTACGAGCAAATGTATCTTCTAATATTGCGTATTCTGTATTTCTAACTTGATTTTGAAGTATACCATTGTTAAGTCTTAACAACTCTACAAAATTTGCATCTTCCGTTGAAGTTAATGTTTTTTTAGCTAAAGTTAATAGAATTTTAAATCTATGAGCACCAGGTGCATTTACATTAGAAGAACCTGCTGCGTTATCGTTTAGACTTGTATCGTCATTTGGTGTCACAAATGATTCTGTGACTGTTAAACCTACTCTATAACTTGGAGTATTAGTATATTTGTCTAATATTACAACTTGATTATCTACTTGAACTTGAAATCCATTTATATAGTAAATACCTTGTTGAACTTCAGCAGCAGAACCTGTAGCAGTTGTATCTACAACAGCTGAAACTGGAGTAGCTGCATTAGATGTAATAGTTTCACCATCTGAAAAGGTATTAGCTACATTATCTGTTCCTGTTGTACTATATTTTACATAAAGAGTATCTGGATCTGTTCCGTCTGTTGCAACTGAATTTATAATAGTTGCTGTGACACCAGAAGTACCTCCTGTTAAAATATCACCTACGCTGAAACTTGATAATGTAAATCCACTGGCAATACTTGATAATTTTACAGCATAGTAATTTAAATCATAACCAATCTCACCAGGTATTACCATTGTTCCTTTTTCAAAGAAATGGTCAGATAATCTTTCAACCTGATTTTGTAAGATTGTTTGTGATTGTGTTAACTCTCTCGCTTGTACTGCAAATGACGGTCTAAAAAGTATTCTGTGAAACTTTTTTGACTCTGTAAAGTCATCATAATAAGGCGAAAGGTTAAAGTCAGTTGGACTTGGCATTTATTCTTCCTTTAAAACTCAACTATTAATTTTACATTCTCCGTTTGGTCAGCGGCCCTTGTAATTGGCGATCTGTTTTCTACATAAATCACATCACCCGCATCGGCATCTATTTCTCCGCCATTATAACCACTGGTAAATGCAACATTGTCTACAGTTGTTGTAGAACTTGAAGGAGTACCAGTAATACTTGAACTTTGTCCTGTGATAGTATTAGTACCAGAGAACGCTGTTAAATTACCATTAGCGTCAACACCTTCATCATTAAATCTTGTTTGTATGTAATATAAAATTTTGTTAGAAGAATCCCATTCTACAACTTTACCGACTGCGCCAGTAGTTGCTTGATTTATTTCTTCATCAACTGTATAATTTCCAGAGCTAGATGTTAGTAGAATTGCTTTTGTTGCTCTTAAAGTGGTTGCTGTTGCAGCAGAACCACCAGATTGAGGATCCTTTAATAATGCAACTCGTCTAAAATCGTTTGCAGTAGTAAAGTCACCTGAATTAGCAACTTCTGAACCTTCAAAAATTGTATTCATCATTACAAAGTATCCACCCAATTCGTTTACACTATTAAAACCGTGTCCACCTTTTGGTTCAATTATACAATCTAATTCAGCACCTGCTAAGTCAGATGCACCAGCTGCTACTATATCAGCATTTCTAATATATCCAAAAGTATAACCTGAACCTATATTTGTCACTGATACAGCTGATACTGAACCTGCTGCAGTTGTGACTGAAACTAATCCACCTGTACCATCACCACGAATAGCTATACTCGTATGTGTGCTGTTTACAGTGGCACCGGAACCTGCCGATTTAATTTTAACAATTTGTATTCCTCCATCAACTGCAGCAGATGAAACAGTTGAATTTGTACCAACTCCCATAAAATCTGTAGATAAGAAGCTTGATTGTTGAGAAGCAGATAGAGTGTACATATATTTCCACTTATAACCATCTCCTGTTGTAAGAATAGATGTAGAAGTACCTGTTGGTTCTACTGTTGAAGTAGCATTACTATTGTTATCTAAACATTTGTAAACATTGTAAGTTGAACTCATTACATAAAAAGTAGAATCCCATAATGTTGTAGCACCACTGTTTGCTGCTTGTACAGTTGTTCCACCAGTAATTCTATTACCATAATCGTGTCTGTAATAATCGTAAACTGTACCAGTTGCCCAGTTTCTTCTTGGTATTACATACTGAATATCCGAAGCAGCAATTTTTTTAGCTGCTAAAAGATCGTTAAAATAATGAAACTCATCTCCAATAGAATCTACCGGAGTTAGTGGTGAACTATCAGAACCTTCGTTTACTGTTCTACTATCACCTCTTGTTTTTGTTCCAAAAGATTGAGGTCTTCCTATTGCTAAATAGTAAGTATTTGAAGCAGTTTCTGTAAAAGACTCATAAAATTGTTCTGCGTTATGAAGTCTGAATTTGTTTGTTATTATTGCTGGCATTTTGTTTTTTCCTTATTCATATTTATACAAGTTTTTAAACTATCCTAACGCTATCGCAGCGATAAGAGAAGGTAATCCTCCAGATATTGCATCAATTTGAGTTTGTATATTTGAAGTCACTCCATTCAAATATTGAAATTCTGTACTTGATACTGACCCGTCTGCTATTTTAGTAGCATCAATACCGGATTGTAAAGAGATAGTAAATGTACTACCTGACACAGCTGCTGCTATACTCGAATCACCATTAATTCGTAATGTACCTCCTAAAGATACTGTACCAGCTGATGAAGATTCGTCTAACAAACTTAATGCTGGGAATGTGTTTGTAGTATTAAATGTTTTATTTGTTAGTGCTTCGGTACCTGCTAAAGTGGCAAACGAATTGTCTGATAAAGCAGTATTAAATTCTGCCGTAGTACCTGTTATAGTATTATTCGCTAAAAGTATAGTTTTATTAGTTAATGTTTCTACACCCGTTAGTGAGGCAACAGTAGCAGAGTTAAAAGTGATTGTTGAACCATCTCCTAAAGCATTATAAACTTCTGTAAAATTTGCGTTTATAAATTGGCCACCTGTACGAATTGGACTACCTGTACCGTCATTAACCGTAGTACCTACATTAATTGTTTGTTTTGCCATTTTCTATTCTTTTCTTTACTGATATTTTATCATTAGGTTCGGGTGCTTTAGTAAAAATAAGATTACCTTTTTCAAATATGTAATCGTTATTTTCTTCTAAAACTCTATCATTTACTGTGACAATAATATCGTTTAAACTATTTATAATCATTTTTATGCCGCATCAAAACTTATCGTATTTGTGTCAAAACCAATATGGCCTTCATCAAAACTATCGTTATCTTTAATCCATATCTCTGAAGGCATGGCAAAATTCGTTTTTAGTTTAAAGTCAAAGTCACTTAATTGGTTTAATTCACCATCTATGTTTATATTATGTGTTCCTGTTAATCTTAAATTATTCAACTGTTGTATTTGTATTTGACTTGCGTAATGAGTATTTAAGATTAAACCTGATAATGTTTTCATATTTGGTCCTAAACCAACACCATATATTGTAGTATTATCTCTTATTGTTGTTTTAGGTTTAGTTTGAAATATGAATCTTATTTCTTTATTTAATGTAATATCTCTAGTTGAGTTATCAAAAGGAGACATTGTTGAATCTGTAAAGTCTGGATCAACTCCATCTTGAGCGTTTACCCGCAAAGTTGTACCATCGGTTGTAGTACCTAATCTTCTACCAAATATTGTAGAGAATAGAGTATTGATAATACCTTGAACGCCATCATAATCAAGTCCAGAGTTAATTGTTCTAAATGATCTTAATTCAGCATTTACTTGCGTTTGAATATCTACTTGAGCAGTAAAATAAAAACCAGAAGTGTGCATTGTTTGTTTGAAACTATCTCGCCAATCGTTAATTGTACGACCTACCTTAAGAACATAAGAGAAATCTTGGTAGTATAAGCTATCTTGTATTCTCATAGCAAGCTCATCTAAATGGCCATCTTGGTTTACATAACTTCCATCAGTATCTACTACACTACCGATAGTGACTGTTGCTGAACCTAAATTATTTTTTTGTACAATACCATTAGCACCTCCAGCAGTAGTAAAGGCAGAATTTTCAGCAAATGTTCCTGTAGCATGAGATATTTTTAAAAGATTTAAATTTGTATCATACGATACAACATTTCCAGTCACAACAGTAGAACTTGAGTCAATACCTGTCACAACTTCACCTGTCACAAAACTACCAGATACATTTGTTATTACTAAAGCACTAGGTAAAAGTAAAGTTGGTGGTGTTGGACTTTCTTCATAGTTTGCTCCAGATTCAATAACTCTTATACTTTGTATTCTACCTATTTG